GACTCTCGGCATCCATTCTTTATACCATTTCGAAATTTCCTTTGTCAAATCTAATAAAAGATCTGTCGCTGTACTCTGACGTCCTGATAGGCAGGGAAACGGGCCGAGACTTTTTGATCGTATCAATCATCGATTGGATCTTGGAACCGCCGTCGTAAAACGCGATATCCTCGTAATCACCAAAGTCAGAAAGATCAGGGCATGTTGTCCAATCACACCCGAGTTGAATATCTTTTATTTTCTTTAAATTTTCGTCAGCCAGACATGCAAGTATCATGTCCCTATCTGGCTTTTTCTTTCTCCGAAGCAGGGACCTCCAAGAGGGGTTCTTGTCATAGGTTAATACCTTATCTTTCTTTTTCTTGCGTGGTAAACCTAAAAATTCCCGGCGGGCCTCCTCGATCATTACCTCGCGCCTTGTATAAAGGACGCCCTCCCTCACGGTCTCTACTTTTCTTTTTATTATGTCGAGCTCCTCCTCCCGCGTCAAGATATAATCATCTGGCTTTTCGCAGACAGGGAACGCATTGGGAGGTGGCACAGGCTCTTTTAAGGGGGCTTTCATAAGCGCCTTTCTTATTTTCTTAACTTGTCTACATTTTGCAATGTATGGGTATGGCAACTTGTTCAGCCCCTTTTCTTTCTGACGCGCGAGTAACCCGAGGTTAGCCCGTACGGACATAATAAAACCAGCCATAGTAGTTGTCGATTGGTAGGCCAGTCCCAAAACATCCTGGGTCTCGGGTTTCATATACATGGACTTAGCGTTCGATTTCTTTTGTAGCTCGCATCCCTCGAAGAGCGTTGAATTTATCTCGGCCTTAACGGCCGAAGTGAGACACTTCTCAAGGTTGGTTTCAAGTCCGACCTCATGCCCGTTCGCGATAATCCGACCACGAAGGTCGGAATCCTTACGGGGCTCACGAAGAAGGAGATCGTCGCCATTTATTAGACACTTATGTGTCGTCCATTCACCCATCGTTAATTCCTTTTGTTCCAACATATCAGAGAGAGACATATCCACGATTGTCTTATTAGTGATGCACAGAATAGGGAAGCTCATATAGCTCCCCATTGGTTGTCCACGGTGAAATCCTTCGTAACCCTCTTCGACGGGGTCGAAATCATCGTTCATTACTTCTAATGCATAGGATAAG